ACCGGCATCACCATTGATGCCAGCACCTGGCAGCACGACTTTACCGTGCGCCTGGCCGGGATCGATGAGCGCGAGCGCCTGAGCAATCGCGACATCTTCGGTCGTGCCTGTTTCTTCGGCGCTTCGCTGCAGCTGGTTAAAGTTGGCAGCGTTTATCAGCTCCAACCGGGCAGCGCCTACATCGAAGGCATCCGGCTGGTGCGCTCGGCCGCGCTCGCAGTGGTGCCGCCAGCATTCCCGACCACTGCATGGCTGGATGTGGCCCTGCAGCGTGAGTTGAGCGATGTGGTGGCCAGTTGGAGCGTGGTGTTTGCCGCCAATCGTCCGGACTACACCGACAGCGCCGGTGTGCGCCACTACTGCGTGGCCATCGCTGATCTACCGAATGCCGCCACCATTACTGATCGTCGCAGCGTCGAGCTGATCGATGGCCCGCTGGTGACGCACTTCGCGGCCCGCACGGGCGATTACGAACATCTGCGCGCCCGGGCGACCACCAAGGAAGACGTGGACTTGGGCAACCTCCCCAACGCCAAAAGCGACAGCCTGGTGCTCGCCGACAGTGAAAGTCTGGCGACGTCCAAGGCGGTGGCCGATCTGTGGAAAACGATCTGCGTGCAGATCTCCAGCGTGGCGGTGGATAAAGCGCTCACGGCTGCCGAGCGGGGATTGGTCGTGGTCGACGCCGCCGCCGGCAACCGTACCGTGACGCTGCCCCCGGCGAACGCGGCATTGGGGGTGATCGACTTCATCGTTCGACGTGCCGACAACAGCGTCAACCGCCTGGTGGTGCAGACCAGCGGCGCGGACAAGATCAAGTTCCACACCCATTTGCGCGCCGCCGGTTACAGCTTCCTGACCCTGATGGGCTCGGGCGACTGGTGGCATTTGCGCAGTGACGGCGCCGGCAACTGGTGGCCGGTGGGACGGTTCGATACCACGCCACTGGGGCGGCCGGTGTTTGAAACCACCATCGTGTTCCAGCCCGGTGGCTATGGCGGCTTGAGCAGTGCCGTGTTCAATCGGGTCGATTGGCCGTGGTTATGGGATCACGCACAGCAGTCCTCAATGCTGACCACCGAAGCGGCTCGCGTCGGGATGGAAGGCGGGTGGACCAGTGGCGATGGAGTGTTGACGTTCCGAGGGCCGGAGGGTCGAGGCGAGTTCTTGCAAGTTCTGGATGAGAGTCGCTCAGTCGATCCGGGTCGCGCCGCGGGCAGCTGGATGGCCTCTCAGAACAAGACACACAACCACACGACTCCTGGTGCTGGGAACTTCGGCACCCAGATGCAGGGCGGCGGCAGCAACAACTATTCGCAGTGGACTCCCGGCACCACTTCATCCAGCGGTGGAGCGGAGGCTCGTCCTCGATCGATCGCCTACGCGGGCCGAATCAAACTCATTTAAGGGGCTTCAATGCGTATCTATTTATTTGACCCGCTCGGTGTTCTGACGGGGCCGTTTGAGTGGTCTGAGTTTCCGCAGATTCCGGGGCTTGGCCAACATCTGCCGGGCAATGCCATCCAGCTGGAAAAGCTTCTGGCCCCACCAGAGGCTGGCCACGTATGGGTGCTAGTCGAGGGAAATCCTCAGCAGGTGGCAGACCATCGCGGTGTAGTGTTCAGCACTGAAACAGGCGCTGAAGATGAGCACCTGGAGCTGGGGCCGCTGCCCGAAGGCTTGACCAAAGAGCCACGTCCCTCCGCGCTGCATCACTGGCGGGCCGGGGCATGGGTGAAAGACGCTGAGCAAGTTCACCTGGTGAAAGTCTACGAGGTGAACCGCGCCTGTGAGGCCGCCATCATCGGTGGCTTCTGGTCGGCTGCCTTGGATGAACCTCACACCTACAGCAGCCAGCTGGAAGATCAATTAAACCTGAACGGGGTCATTCTGCTTGGCGTTGACACCCTCTATCCCTGTCGCGACGAGCGGGGGCGCAAAGAGTTCAGGCCCCACACCGTTGCGCAGATTCGTCAGGTCAGTGATGACTTCACCTTGTACAAGCTGCAGCTGCTGCAGAAAGCGCTGCAGCTGAAACAAGTGCTCGACCTGGCATTGGAGCGCAGCGACGTGGACGCACTTGAGGCCGTGACTTGGGAGCCAATCCAACCATGAGCTGGTCACCGGTGACGATGCGCTGGCCGGAGCAGGCCACGCAGTGGATGGACGGTCTGGGCGCGGCCAAGGACTTGGCCGGTGGTGAGCTGGCCAGTACCGCGCTGCGCTTGGCCAGTCTTGAGGGAATGGCCAGTACCAACCCGGGGCCGGTCGGTGACATCGCGAAAAACGCGATCGCCGCCGGCCGCGCCGCGATGGCCGAACAGATGGGCGAGGCGCCGGCGTGCCTGGTGGTGACGCCGTTTCAAAGCGGCATCGGCCAGGGACGCGGCAACCAGCGATTTCTGTCAGCGCCGAACCTGCTGCAGCAGCTGGCGAGCAAATTGATCGACGGCACCGACACCGGCCGCCCGACCGGGCCGCAGTACGCGCTGTCAGTGTTGTTCCTGGGCACCAACTACGACCAGTTGGCCAGCACCTTGTCGCGCTTCAACGCCTTGCTGCCAATTCCCGACCTGGTGCGCACCGAACGTCGCGCACAACACCTGTCGACGCTGGAGACGGAAAAGTGGGTCATCCCCAGTTCGGGACCGTTGCCGCGTTGGCAGTCGCTGCCGCTCGAGCGCTGCACGGTGGTTAAGGCCGCGAAGCAATCCATGGCTGGCCAACTGGCGGTGCTGGAGAGCTATGCGGCCGACAGTTCGCCAATGGGCGATCTCGCCGCGCTGGCCACGCGCAAGGCCGCGCAACAACAAGGCCGCGATCAGCAGCTAAATGATCTCAAAGCGTTACTGGCCGGCGGCTCGGCCGACTCCAGCATGCGCGCGCGGCTGATCGGCCCTGGTGATGTCAATGAACTGCGCCGATCGCTGCTCGAGGGCGAAGCCCCTGGCCACGAATGGGTGCTGTCCGCCGGCGTGCTGTTGGTCGGCTCGCTGGAAGGGTTGAGCTTTGTCCGGGAGCTGGTGGGCCTATGACCTTACTACTCGACGGCGAACAGGTCCTGGGCAAGAAGATGAAGATCACTGCCAACCTGCGGATCGAGAGCGATGACATGTCCGGGCAGACCAGCAACACCCAGACCGCGCACAAGGGCTTCAAGCCAAAAACCTTGGCGGTGTCGCTGATGATCCCCTTTGTCGACCTGGTGCAGCTGCGCACAATCATGCGCCTGGCAGAAGCCACGGCCGGCGGTGGCCAGCTGAAAATGTACCGAATCGTCAACGATACCGCTGCTGCGTTCGGCATCCGCGAGGTGCAGTTTTCGGACGGTGTCAGCGCCCGGGAGGACGACACATTGGCCGCTTGGCTGGTCCAATTCACCCTGTCAGAAAAGGCCTCAAACCCTGAGAAGGTTGAGCAGCGGCGGGCGGCGAATGGCGTCAGTTCGCAGTCTGCCCCGGGCCAAGCGGTGGGTGGATCAGGTGCCGCCGGCGAATCCGGCAGCGGCCAGGAATTGAGCGGCTTTGAAAAGACGCTCAAGAAGCTGGACGACTACCTGGCGCCGAAAACATGAAGCTGCACAAGGTTTTGACGATCGCCGGCCAGATCTACCCGTTGATCAAGGACGAAGTGCGTCTGGACATCAAAAGCCCCGGCCGAGCGACGTTCACGGTGCAGGCGGGCGAGTCGCTGAAAGGGTTGGTGACGCTGGATATCGGCTACAACGAGCGCACGCTGCAGCGCCACTTCCTCGGCTACGTCGAGCGGTCGACCGCTGCCAACAACACCCAGCAATTGGTGGCCTGTCGGGAGCTGGCCACGATCCTGGCCAACCCCTTGCCACTGAACTTGCGGCACGTCGACCTGCAAGCCGTGCTGGCCGAGATCAGCGACAAGACCGGGCTGGGGTTCCGGATCCCGGACAAACCCTACGCCAAGGTCAAGGCGCCATTCTTCTACAGCCTGGCAGCGGGCTACCTGGCCATGGACAGCCTGGCCAGTGTGTTCAGCATCCCCGACTTTATCTGGCAGCAGCAGGGCGACGGCGAGGTGTTCGTGGGCAGTTGGTCCGACAGCTTTTTCGGCACCCGTCCTGCGCTGCAGCTGCCCGTCGAACTGTTCGATGGCTACCAAGGCAATCAGAGCGCCATGATCGCGCCCCTTCCAGGGCTTCGACCAGGTGCAACTATCAACCAGGGCGAGCGGATCACTAGTGTGACCCTTGCCGGCAATCAAATGGCAATCAAATGGACGACGCAATCCGGCGCAGCGTAGCGCGCCAATTTCCCGAACTGAGTGGGGGCTACCATCTGCCGCGCTTTGGTCGCGTGGTCGCGGTACCGGATGCGCCGGCGGCGCCCGGGCTGTGCGACGACTTCCGGCCGCGCTACGGCGTCGATGTCGAAGTGCTGTTGCCTGATGGCGAGCCGGATCCCGATCTACCGACGCTCACTGGCCTCCCGCTGCCGGCGCCGATGGGCGGGCAAGAAGCCGGCATGTTCGGCTTTCCGGAGGAGGGCACCACCGTGGTGATCAGCTTTGCCTACGGCCTGCCGAGTAAACCCTTCATCACCCAGATCCTGCCGCACGGTCTGAGCCTGCCCCGGGTGCCGAAAGGCGACCAGGTGTGGCAGCACAGTGAGGCCTGCCAGCAGCGCGTGGACGCCGATGGTAACTGGCTGCGCCAGACGGATGGCAAGATCCAGGACAAGGCGATCGAGCGCGAAGTTGAAGCTCTGGACAACACCGAGACCTTCCAGAATCACACCAGGACAGTGGACGACCATTCGACCGAGTCAGTGGGTGGGATCAAGAAGATCGAGGCGCTGGGCGCGCTCAAGCTGTTGTCAAGCGGATCCGCGAGTCTGGCGGCGGTGGATGATTTGCACCAGGCTACCGGTCGGGATCTAAACTTGGTCGTGGGGCAGAAGTACAACGCCACGGTCGGTGGTGATATGCAGGAGAGAATTCAGGGTGTCCGCCGTAGCTTGGCATCCAAGACTTGGCTCGGTTCCGAAGGGGTCAACGTACTGAGGGTTTTGGGCGACACTCTCGATCTACTTGAGCAGATGGCTATGGAGATTGCGACTCACACGCATGGGATTACGCCGATACCGACGACAGCGGCGGCCTTCACCGCAGACGCTGTGAAGGCTGCATTGCTATCGGCAGAACTGAAATCTATTACTTTATGAGGCTACAT